TCATGAACTACGGTCATACCTTCAACCATAAGTCCATTACCGCCTGCACTTAGATCACCATATACGAGGCTTGAAATCCAAGCGTTGTAAATTCTGAACTTCATAGAGGCGTGCAGCTCCCATGGGTTTGCAGCACGACCTCCGCCTGAATCAGCTGTTTTTGTATTAGCTGGGTTTGGGTGGCTTAGTACTGTAACGTCAATGTCACATCTAAACTCTTTTCCTACGCCTCCTCCGGCACGTGCACTTACAACGGCGAATAGCTGTCGCATCCACTGTAGATTTTGCGTACCGCCCAAGGTCTGACCTCTTGTAAAGCTGATAGGCTCAAATGAAGTCTGACCAGGCAACTGGTGAACAGTGGTGTTGTAACCACCCTCACGGTACGCAATTGGGTCAACAGTTACACCAAAACCAGATACACTAACAAAGCCGAGGGCTCCATTAAAATCAGGCGATGATGCGTAGTGTTCCTTAGTCTTAAATTCTACTAGAAACCTAAAGTTACGAATTGGATCAGTTTTAATCTCACTGAATGGGTTAATTGTTGGGCTAGCCATTTTCTATGTTCTCCTTAGTACTTTAAACTGACGCATTGCCAGTGATTTGGCCAATAGTAATTAATACAAATTCTGCCGGGTACTCTAGAGCAACACCGATTTGAATATTGACACGTCCATTTGCAGTGTCCGTCTCAGTAGTAGTGCTTGAGTCACACTTTACAAAGAAAGCCTGATCAGTAGTTGATCCTCGAAGACCACCCTGCTGCCAGTATGAGTTCAAGAAAGAAGACAAACTTGATTGGATTCTATTCCACAAGTATGGGTCATTATTCTCGAATACGGCAAAAGCGCTTCTATCTGTAAGCTCACGCTTTAAGTAGATCAAACTACGACGTACGCTAATGTAACGATCAGACTTATTAATGCTGAGTGTACGACCACCCATTACGACAATACCATTTCCGGGGGTAACCTTAATAGCATTAATGGCGTTTGTAGCCTGATTCAGGTCATCCAAGTTTTGGTTAGTCAAAGACGTAGCAAGACCCAAAACATTTGAAAGTCTAGTGCTGTAGCCTGCAGGGGCAGTGAATACTCCGCGAGAAGTGTCATTCTTTTGGTAGATACCCGCAATAGCGCCACCAGGAGCTACGCTAGTTGTGATACCGCGAACAGACTTGCTTGTATCTGGAATAGTTAGCCATGGGAAGTACATAGCTGACTGCTTACCTGACAAGGATCCTGTTGTAAGAACACTTCCTGCGTAAGTCACTGCAGTAGAAACTGTTGCGTCATTATGTGGGTCAACAATTACAAAAGCATCTCCACGAGTTTCAGCGTAGCTAATAAGCGAGTTAACAGCCGTTGCCGAGTTAGTCGTGGTCCACGTGGTGCTGGTTACGCTAACATCAGGTAGGTTGAAGATCAATGGACCATTGATTGCATCAAAATCAGCCCAAGTTGTTGCACCAAGTTCTGTTGTAGTGAGGGTAGAAGAGCCGTCAGCTCCAGAGCTAAGTGCGGTAAGGGTATCGCTATTAAGAGCCACAGCACCAGTCTTAAGGTCTGTAACAGTTACATAATTTGATAGCTGGTTAACAATGCTTGCAAAGTAGTTTGCATCAGCAGTAGTCATGTTTAGATCAGTAAACTGCTCTAGTACGTTGCTACGTGAAGGTGTTGTGCTACCCAAAGGTGCACCGTATACAGTGAAGCTAAACCGAGACGCTGTACCCACAATATCTACTGCAATATTATTTCCCCAAGAACCTGAGTTATCAGCAATAAGGTTGAAAGTAGGTGTAGATGCGGCGCTGTTTAGTTGAATACCTGCCTTCAAACTACGAATAACCGAACCACCAGTAGGGGTTGTAGTAGCAGCAGTGGTAGGAAGCTTGATAGTAAACGAAACTGTTGTAGAAATAGAATCAACAACCCATGTTCCATTTACCGCAGTATTTCCAGTCCAACCAGATAAAGTAACTGTTTGACCAACACTAAAGGCATGTGTAGCTGTAATTGTAGCTGTCTTTACCGCACCGGCTGAGCCTGCAATAGCAATTGAAGGTGAAGTAAGCGCAGTATTAGCGTTCTTTGTAACTCTGCGGATGTAAGCATTACGACCATTATTAGCAAAGAACATGTATGCTGCAAGAGTCGTAGGAATGTTGTAGTCAATTCCACCAAAGTAAGTATTAAAATCTGCCCATGAAGTTACATAAGTAGGTGTTTCAGGACCCTTTGGAAGGTAACCAATAAACGCAGCAACAGCATTAGATGATGGTGGTACTACGATGTTTTGTTGTACAAGGTTTTCTTGTAAAAATACGCCCGGACGTCCGAGGCCGTAAGCTGTCATAATTTAGCTCCTTAAGCTAATAGTTTTTATTCTTGTGGGTCCGAGTTGTATTACGGCTTTGTAACCGATTGATTTATAACCGCGCTCAACGTAGGGCTGACCGTTGTTATTGTTGGGGAGTTAGCGATAAGAGTACTTGAAAGTATCTCGGCACTAACTCTTATTGTAAAGACATTTACGTAAAGGCGCTTGCCTTGTTCAGTAGTATCTCGTTTTGCATACCCTAAGAGTTCCAACCTTCGGAGGGTCTTATCTTCGGGAATTTCTAATGTTCCATACCTAAATGGCAGGATATCTGTAAGTAGGGCAGAAATAATGCCTCTGTCATGCAACGGCTGGCGAGCATACGACGTAACCTGGTAATCAATAGCCACAGGAATAGGAGACTCAGTTTTGTACTTTTTAGTAGAATCCTTACCTTCTGGTGTGTATGGGAGAGTTACAATACCTCGGTTATTACGCTCACGCTCTTCAGAAACGTCAATGAGGTCAATAGTTAGGTATGGGTAAGATTGCTGGCGAATTTCAACGTCAGGCTGCCCAAACCACACACCTACAGGACGCGCTGCATTCTTAGCATCTGAGACTGTAATACCAGCCAAAACAGCTTTAAGAGCTTTATCTTCATTAATAATAAACGGCATTAGAATATATCCAACCCATCAATAAGATTACCAATTTTAGAATCATAGTCATCAGAATATTTATCAAAACGATTCATAAACCTATGCTTAGTAGACATAGGTGGGTTATCTTGAGTGCCCATCTCTAGGTCATCAATAGCAGACTTAAGTTCGTCTGGATGATCCTCAATGAAAAAAGTGCTTGATCCATTATGAGAAATGCTAAGTCCGCGGGAAAGTTCTACCGGCCAGCCTTCTTCATAGGCTTGTCTGCGTAGTGCCGAAGTAGCTTTATTAGCTATTTGATCGGCGGCAAAGTCTGCTTCTTTTGCGAGATTACTGGCGTCTGTCACTTGAAACTCTTCCGCAGCAAAGATCCGGAGATCCATCCAGCTGCGAAAGACTGTACATTAACACGATTGACGCCTAAGACGCCTTTTAGAAACTCTTGGCGGTCAGCCTCGGTCTCTTGTCGAGCCAAACGTTCGGCTAGATATAACATCGCATTTCCTCTTCTTGAGGGGCAGTACTTCAGCAGGTTCTGGATAAATCCAGTATCACTACTGAATGTACCGCCAATCTAATAAATAATCTTAGTTAACTACTTCTTTTTTGGAGCAGCTTTTTTAGCAGGAGCTTTCTTAGCACTGCAAGAGCAGCTACCCTTACCACACTTAGCACATTTGCTCTTTGCAGCAAACTTCTTATTAGCCGCTGCTACAGTTTTCATTCCATGCTTATTCTTAGGCTGTCCACAGCCACATGTTGCACACATTATTTTCCAGCTTTCTTGTGAGGATTATTTTTGTGCCAAGCTTTAGTAGCTTTAACACCGGCTTTGACCGTCTTAGCCCCAGCCTTTTTGGTTAGATCTATCTTGTCGTACTTGCCATTTTCTTTGGCTGAGCCCGCATGGTTAACTATCACGTCACCATTTTTGTCTTTATAAATTCTGTGAGCCTTACCCGCTACTTTAATAGTAGCTGGTGATTCTTTCTTCTTAGCAGGCATTACTTGCCCTTAACTTTCTTTAAGTTAGGGTTCTTCTTTTTTGCAGCTGCCCCTGCTTTACGTGAAGCTGAGGCTAGAATAGCTCCCGCTGCATCCTTAGACACGCCTTCTTTCTTAGCAATACGATCCTGTACAGCCTTAAAACCTGGGTGAGTCTTAGTTACTTTCTTCTTAGCTTCTGCCATTTTACTCTCCTATGCTGAATACGCACTGAATTGTCTATCATTGACCATTTCTTCAGGGTTAATCTGAGACGCGTCAAAAGTAAACAAAGTGTACTTTCCCTTAATTAAACCACGTGGGTAGAAGTGAGTAGGCCTAAACACTTCATTTCGGTAAACAATTCTGTCTCGTAGGAAGTCATCCGGGCTGGTAGCCATTGTAGGAAACAGTTTTTCTACATCTTCCATATTAAGAGTAACTCTCAGAATGTCAGTATTGTAGAAACCACGCTCATCCTGAAGGGTTACACCCTGGTAGATAACGGCATTTACAGCTGGAACTTCAAATCCTGGATACCAAACGCGGCCACCAGAATTAGATCCAACATCGTAAATACTGTCTACAGAAGTGTCTGTTTTGTCCCAGCGCCACCATTGAACGGTTTGTCCTACTGGGCGGCGGAGATCTTCAGTAATACCTGAGAGTATTGATCTACGCTCATAGTTAATGTCAAACCTACCTGCTGGCTCAGTAGACCTCATGATTAAGCAGCCTCGTAAGTGCCTGAAAATGCTATTACGTGATAAGTAGTTGATGAAGAACCATATAGAGTTACAGGATCGGTAGCAGTTAATTGATTGCGAGTTACGGGAGCTGAAGTAGTAGCTACCCTGTAGTACTGCAAAATACCTACAGATCCTGAGTATGTTGTAGTACTATCTGTGAAATCATCTGTTGCTTGAAGATATACCTCACCAACATAGTTTCCACCACCAAGTAGCGTAAAGTACGCAGTTCCTATAGGTCTGCTAGAGGGAATAGCAGGTGTCTTAGCATTAACAGGTAGGAGAAACATTGCGGTGTAAGTCCCAGGGTTTGTACCTACATCTAGGGGTGAGAACTTAACAATAGCTTCATAGTGAATAGTGTTCCCAATTCTACAATATCTTGCATGAAGACCTGAGTTTGTGCTCATAAATGAAGGTCTAAAAAAAGGAACCCAATCGTACCAAACACCGTCGTTTTTAACGTCAATGCTTACACTCTTATTATTGTCACCATTTGATTTTACACTCATGCGATTTCCGTACCAAATAGGTTGAACGAAACAGTAGTAGTGCTGGCGCTAACTACTACATGGTCAAAAGGATCTAGAGTAATACCAAGAGTGTATGAAGTTGTAGTATTTGCAGGAATAACTACCTGATAGGCCAAGTATTCTTTTGCTACAGGTGCAGTAAGTGTAGTGGTAGACGTATTTACCTTTACACTAATGCTATATGTAGCGGCAGAAGAACCTTGGTTACATACGGTAAGGGTAGACCCAATAGTCTGAGAAGTGCCCGCAGAATACGCAGATATTGGGTACAGCAGTACATTTGCTGAGCTAGCGGCGGATGTAACTTGACCTAGTACTTTATATGTTGTAGCCATGAATAGGGCCTTTCCTTAAGAGTCTAAATAAACGGTACCCGATTTGGGACTAATTTTCAGCCTTTAACTTGAAGGCTTGTGCGATCTATACTGATGCTTTTACAGCAATCAGCGTAACTATCACAATCTTGGGTGGGACAACCTGTTCTACATGCCATTTTATTCTCCTATATTGTTAGTTAAGCCCAAGCACCAACAGGTGCGCCGACCTTGATTAGTTCAAAATAAGTTCCAGCCTGCATTACAGAGCTAGCGTTGGCAGATTGAATCCATTGTGGGATAACTGTTTGAGAAGCTGTTGCTGAGGTTGTAAAAGAACCCTCATAACAAAATCTTAGGGCAACTGTAGAAGA